AGACGCTGCCACTAAGACTTATGTGGATGGCATCTTAGGTAGTGCAACATCTGCTGCTACAAGTGCTGCTGCTGCTGCGACTTCTGCATCTAACGCTTCAACGAGTGCATCTAATGCCTCAACAAGCGCAGGTAATGCCTCTACAAGCGCAACGGCTGCTGCTGCTAGTGCTACCAGTGCTTCTAACACTTATGATGAGTTTGATGACCGATATTTAGGTTCTAAGAGTTCTGCACCATCTGTTGACAACGATGGTAATGCTTTGCTCACAGGTGCTTTGTACTGGAACACATCGACTAATAACTTGTTTGTGTGGACAGGTTCAACATGGACTAACGCAGCGTTTACAGCAGGTTCATTTGCTACGTTGACAGGTACTGAAACCCTGACAAACAAAACATTAGCTTTTGGTAGTAACACACTAACTGATGTTGCAAGCCTTAACACAGCACAGACATTTACAGCCACTAAGACATTCTCAGGCACTTCATCTGCTCAAGCCATTGTTTTAAACGATGCAGCAGAGGTAGCTACTGTATCAGCTACAGCGGCTACAGGAACGATTGCCTACGACATTACTACGCAGTCAGTCTTGTACTACACAAGTAACGCAAGTGCTAACTGGACAGTTAACTTTAGAGGCTCTAGCGGTACTTCATTAAATACTTTGATGAGTACAGGTCAATCAATGACTGTGGCTTTCTTGGTCACTCAAGGTTCTACTGCCTATTACAACTCTGCTGTGCAAGTTGATGGCACTACATCTGGAGTCACAACTAGATGGCTAGGTGGTGCGCCTGCTGCGGGTAATGCTAGTGGTATTGATAGCTATCGTTATTTGATTATCAAGACAGGTAGTGCGACTTTCACAGTCTTGGCAAGCAATACACAATTTAAGGCTTAACACTATGCCATTACAAGCAACTAGCGGTGCAGCTTCTTATGATGCCTTTGGTGGTGGTGTTCCTGTTGTTCCCGCATATATTGAAGAAGTCTTCAGTACCTACTTTTACAATGGTAGCGCTTCTACGCAGACCATAACTAATGAGATTGACCTATCTACTAAAGGTGGGTTGGTTTGGCTGAAAGATCGCTCAACAGATGGGCATTACGTTTCTAATACTGTAAATGGAAACACAAAGTATCTCAGAATTAACCGTGACAGTGCAGAAAACGCTAATGGAGTTGATTTTGCACCCTTGCAAAATGGCTCATTTAACTCAAATGGTTTTACGTTAAATTCTGTTAACAATACTGCTAATAACTCAGGTCGAAATTATGTCTCATGGACATTCCGCAAAAAAACAAAGTTTTTTGATGTTGTGACATGGACAGGAACAGGTGCTAATACAACTATTGCCCATGCACTAGAAAGTGTGCCAGCTTGCATTATGGTGAAGCGTACAGACGTAGCTGGTGATTGGCAGGTTTATCACAGGTCATTAGCAAACACAGAATATTTGGTGTTAAATAGTACAGCCGCTGCTGCATCAGGTGCAACTAGATGGAACAGTACAACACCAACAAGCACAGTTTTTAGTATTGGAACTGATGCAACTGTTAACGCTTCTGGTGGAACTTATGTAGCCTATATTTACGCCCATGACGCAGGAGGCTTTGGCCTAACTGGTACAGACAATGTTATTTCGTGTGGGTCGTTTACGACTGATGGCTCTGGTAATACAAGCGTCACATTAGGTTATGAGCCACAGTGGGTAATGGTTAAGAGAAGTTCAGGTGTTAGCGATTGGACTATGTTTGACACTATGCGGGGAATGCCCACAGCCGCCGCGTCTGGAATATTTTCGGCAACATTACTTGCTAATACTACTGCCGCTGAAGATGCCGCAGGTGGAACAGTAGGGGTAAACGCAACAGGGTTTAATTCTTTAAATGGATACTTAGCGTCCAGTAGCACATTCATCTACATAGCCATCCGCCGTGGCCCAATGAAGACCCCAACTGTGGGGACAAGTGTGTTTAGTCCAACCTTTACAAGCGTATCAACAAGCCCGTTAACAGTTACAACTAATTTTCCAGTTGATTTGACAATTTCAAGATGGACAACGGTTATGGGTAATTATGTTATTGACAGATTAAGGGGTGCTTCTGATACTCTAGACAAATATTTATTTACCAATGCTACTGACGCTGAAGCTAATATTAGCGGGTTAAGTATGCAAAGTAATACCGCCGTTATTGATTCTGGGTTTCTTTCGGGAGGTTCAAATCCTAAGATTTTCTGGAACTTTAGACGTGCGCCATCGTTTTTTGATGAAGTCTGCTATACAGGGACGGGAAGTGCTACAACTGTGACGCATAACTTGGCGGCAGTACCTGAGTTGATGATTGTTAAGAAACGGAATGACGCAGCAGGTTGGGCTGTTTGGTCTAAATCTTTGTCCTCGGGTGATCTACTTCAACTGAATACAACAGATGCGAAAATTACCAATAGTGGGCAATTCACTACAAACTCACCAACGTCAAACGTATTCTATGTCGGCACGGAAGCAAATACAAACCAAAGCACATATCTATATGTCGCCTATCTATTTGCAACCTGTGCTGGCGTTTCTAAAGTAGGCTCATACACAGGCACAGGAACTACACTTCAAATTGATTGTGGCTTCACAGCGGGTAGCCGTTTCGTTCTTATCAAGCGCACAGACTCAACTGGTGATTGGTATGTATGGGACTCAGCCCGTGGTATTGTTGCTGGTAATGACCCTTACTTGCTTTTAAACAGCACAGCGGCTGAAGTTACGGGCACTGACTACGTTGACACCTACGCCGCAGGGTTTGAAATTAGTTCAACTGCGCCAGCCGCTATCAATGCCTCTGGTGGCACATATATCTTCTTGGCTATCGCATAAGGAACATCATGCAAGTACGAATCAAATCAACAGGTCAAGTCATGTACGAAGCAGAGTTTCGTGCATATACAAAAGCCAATGGTGGCCCATCATGGGACATAACAACAACTGAAGTCTTAGATGCTTTAGGTGCTGACGTAGTCTTTGAAGGCCCACAAGCCACTGGAGCCACTGTTTACCAATACTCTCAAGCCTCTGGTGTCGAGCAGATTGATGGCAAGTGGTACACAAAGTATGTGCTTGGCCCTGTCTTTACAGATACTACTGTTGAGGGTGTGACTACCACAGCCCTTGAGCATGAGACTGCATACAAGGCTATGAAAGATGCTGAACAGGCTAAGAATGTTCGTCAGACCCGTGATGATAAACTATCAGCAACTGATTGGAGATTTCGTAGCGATATGACTCCATCACAGGCATGGAAAGACTACTGCCAAGCATTGAGAGATGTTCCTACACAAGCTGGATTCCCTTGGACAATAACTTGGCCTGATGCACCATGACACAAGAAGTCACCCACGAACAAATCTACGAAAGACTGCTTGCAGTTGAAACTAAGGTAGATACCATTGACCAGAACACCAAAGGTCTTGTAGAGGCTATAAAGGCTGCCAATGGTGCTGTAAAGGTTCTTAACTGGATTGCATCTATTGCCCAACCTGTTTTATGGATAGGTGGGTTAGTCATTGCTGCTGGTGCTATCTGGCAGACATGGATTAAAAAGTAATGGATTGGCTAGAGACTCTTGTTGCTCTAGCCTTTATGTTTTGCTTTGTCATGTTTTGTATCCATATTATTCTTTGGGCAATGCCGTGAAATGGTTGTTGATGTCATCAATATTGTTTACATTGGTGGCATCTAGTAAAGAGAAAACTGAATATCGTTGTGTGCGGTGGGCATGGACAGGAGATGTTTATAACCGCAAAGTAGTATGTCTTGAGTGGCAAAAGGTAGACAAGAGATGATAGACCCTCTAACAGCCCTAGCTGGGATACAAAACGCTATCAGCATGGTCAAGAAGGCTAGTAAGGTAGCCAATGACTTAGGCTCTCTTGCCCCGATGATTGGCAAGATGTTTGATGCCAAGAGTACCGCTACCAAGGCATTGATTGATGCTAAGAAAAACAAAGGCTCAAACATGGGGACTGCTCTCCAGATTGAGATGGCTCTTGAGCAAGCCAGAGCCTTTGAAGAAGAATTAAAAATGTTGTTTATGACAACAGGCAAGATTGACGTATGGAATAAAATCAAAGCCCGTCAAGACCAGATGGATGTGGATGATGCAAGAGAACTAAGGTCTTTAGAAAGAGCAGAGAAAAAGGCCAAAGAAGAAGAAGAAGAAATGCAACAGTTAGCCATCATCATTGGTGGCGTTGCTTTTGTATGTTTATTGGTTTTTATTGGTATCAGTGAGTTGATGGACTTTTGCCAAACCACTAAAAGGTGTGGTAGGTGAATGATGAGAGAACATCGTGAATGAGTACCAGAAGACCTTTGACTTAGCACTCAAGATATTCGTTTACGGGTGTGTTGCGCTTTACTTTTTAGGTTTTCTGAAGTTCTTGCCTGACGATTTGTCAGACAAGATAGTTAATCTCCTACTCGGAAAGGTTGGACTTGGTAAATGAAATATCTACTACTTCTATTACTGCTAGTTGGGTGTGAAGATAGATATAGATACAAGTGCCAGAATCCTGACAACTTTCATGCAGAAGAATGTCAGAAACCAAAGTGTTTGTTTACTCAGCAATGCCCAGAATACTTAGTAGCACCAATTCTTGAGAAAAAGGTTAACGATGTCACAGAAACCAAACCTAACAACTGAAGAATTTGAGGTTAGGGTGTGGGGTTTTGTGGTCATTGTGGTGACCTGTATCCTGTGCTTTATCGTGATTGCTTTACTCTATTCTGTTACTTTTGTAACGCAACCAATCAAAAGCATGGCCCCGATTGACCAAGCCTATACTAAGATGCTGAACGACATTGTTTTGCTTATCGTTGGCGGTATTGGTGGTGTGATGACCAAGAGAGCAGCGGGTGCGGCTTCTAAGATGTTTAACCCTCCGACACAACCAATGTGTCAACCGATGGGTTTTAACGGCTCTATGGGTGGTTATGGCTCATCCTATGCGCCTCCGCAATCTGCGTATGGATTGCCTAGTCAACCTTTCGGTGCAATGCCAGTTTGGAAGAATCCAGAACTAGATGAATCATGGACTCCTCCTCCTCCTCCGACTACGCCTCCAGAGCATCTTGAAAATGACCAAGAGCGTGAAGAAATTTCACAAGCAAGAAAAGAGGCTGAATAATGTTACCTATACCGTGGCTTATCGTAGGTGTTCTGGTATCTCTCTTTGGTACATACCGAGTAGGACACCACTACGGATGGCTAGAGCGTGATGGTGATATGAAGATTGCCATTGCCAAAAAGAACGAGGAGGCTCGTCAGATAGAGCAAAACATGGGTGAGAAACTTAATCAACAATCTGCCAAATTACAGGAGGCTACCAATGCTATCAATCAAAAGACTACTGCCCTTGCTGTTGCCAATCGTGCTGGCAAGCTGCGCCTCTGCCCCTCCAGTAACGTACAAGCCCCCACAAGTACCCCCGTTGCCTCCTCAGATACAAAAGCAACCAGTGAACCTGACAGACCGACTGACACAGCTTCTGATGCCGAAAGAGCAACCATCGAAGCCATTGCCGAAATAGTTGCACAGGGCGATAGAAATACTATTGCACTCAATGCTTGTGTGGACTCATACAACGAAGTAAGGAATCTCTTAAATGGTAAGCCCTGACCAACTTAAAAAGATGCACATAGACCCATCTCTAGCAGATGCGTTCAATGAGACATTTGATAGATTCGGAATTAACACACCTGTTCAGCAAGCAAGTTGGATTGGTCAATGTGGGCATGAGTGCGGTAACTTCCGTATCATGGAAGAAAACTTAAACTATCGTGCTGCTACGCTTTTAAAGTTATTCCCTAGAACACCCAAACGAGCATGGGGTTTTACGCCAGAGGAAGCTGCTGCCTACGAGAAGCAGCCAAGTCGCATTGCCAATAGGATTTACGGCAATCGTATGGGAAACAGGGATGAAGCGTCTGGGGATGGATTTCGTTTCCGTGGCTCTGGATTTCTCCAGCTAACTGGTCATAGCAACTTCTTTCATGCAGGGCAAGCCTTGGGTGAAGACTTTGTAATGCAACCAGAGTTAGTCAGAACACCTAAGTACGCTGCAATGACAGCAGGGTGGTTCTGGCAGACACACAAGCTAAATCAGTATGCTGATAGCCGTGACTTCTTAATGATGACTAAAAAGATAAATGGAGGCACGATTGGTCTGGATGACAGAATCAAACACATCAATCATGCCTTGGACATTATTGCTTAGACTTCATAACTCTCTGTTTTTTGCCAGAGCGTCCTACCCTAGTTCCAGTAATCTCAATAAAGCCTTTGTCTAGCAAAGCACGATAGCGTGGTGTTACTGATGAGTAACGATGCTCTGGTAGTGCTTCTAGCACTTCATCTGAAATACACCCGTCAGGAAAGCCTCTAATAGCCTCATAGACGATTTGTTCTAGCTTGGTGCTATCAACTGTCTGCGCTGCTTCTTTTGAGGTTTCTGGGCTATCTTTACGATGTAGCTTAAATGGTTCAGTACCAAAGAATCTGTCCATCGAATCTTTCATATTGTCGAAAAGGTCTTTCATTATCTTCTCCTTGAGGTGGGGGTACTAACTGCTCGTCCGCAAGCTAAAATTGCACAGCTTTCCCCCCGTTAACTTAAAATGGCATATCTAAATCGTCAAATTGCTCTTTAGCCTTTTTAGGCTTATTCAAAGAAACATCAGCGTTCTTATTCTTGATAGACAAAGACATAAACTTCTGTCCATCCTTGCTTAGTTTAATCCAAGCAGATAGCCAATACTCTACCCCCTCTACGTTTACAGACCCTTTGTAGTCTGGAAACTTAGCATCGTCTTTGCGGTCATTCTTAAAGAGTGAACCTCTGTTTGTGTTGTCGTATTCCATATTTATCCTTTAGCGTTTTTTAACGCACTTCTTACTTTACTAGGAAGGAGTGTCCACAATGCAATCTTTTGTTCTGCATCTAGGTTCTCTTTTTCCAACTTAACCCAAGCTGCCTTGGGGTCACCCTGCTCACAAGTAGCAATCAAATCCATTGCTAATTCGTCTAGGTATCGTAATTCCTCGATGGGAATATTATCCATTGCACCCTGTGTAGGTGTGATGATAATCTTTTCTTCCTTGATAGCATCTGCTGGCAAGTCTTCACCTGCATAAATATACAGCGAGAGGCCGTGCAAGCTAAGTGCTTTGGTCATACAACGCATGATGGCTGTATTTACTTGGAAAGCATCTGGGCAAGGAATAGCCTTGTTACGATAGTCCATTACTGGTAACTGGCAGGTCATAGGCTTGTCAAACATTGTGACAGTAACCCAGACCATTGCTGTGCCATTTATATCCATGTAGCACTTGCCATCAAACATCTCTACTTTGAATGTTGACTTAGGGTCTGCTTTGAGTGCTTCTGCCCACGCCCAAGCCCATGACAGGTAGGATAGACCATTCTTCTTTTCAATATGCTCATTGACGTTAGTCTTGAGTAGTATTTCTATTGACATCTTAATTTCCTTTAGTTAAATATTCTTCAATCATTGCTTCTTTGTCTTCATCGTATAAATCCTCGAAAGGTACGAAGTGATTTTCTCCACAGCATGAGCCAGATGTTTTAGGCTCTGTGCAGTAGCAACAGTAGTCACCATGCGATAAATCCTTGATTGCGTCTTGTCTTGTAATCATTGGATTCTTTCGATAGGCTTTGCTACAAGCCACTTGTCACCCAACTGGCGTACTGACTTCACCCATTGCTTTTGGTAGCTTCTAATGACTGCTGGAGGGGCATCGTAGGTGCGGAATATCTTACGGACATGGGTTAGGTAGTGTGTGTTCATTAGCCTCTCCAAGCCAAAAGTACACCGATACCGCCAAAGATAACGATGGCTAACACATACTCAACTAGCGTCTGAATAATCTTACTTTTCATTTGGTTCTCCTTTAATTGGGGGACTAAGCCCCCTATTGATTACTGGTAAGACAAGCCTTGAAATGCAAAACTGTCTGTAAACTCTGGCGCAGCAGACTTGCGAATGTTGATAGAAACGCAAGCGAAGCCATAACGCTCTGCAAGATACTGTTTAGCATCTTGAGTGTTAGCAACTACTGTGATTTCAGTAGAAGCAAAGTCTGTAGGGAGAAAACTAAAATCGGTCATTTCTGACTCCTTAAAAAGACCCTTTTGCAATTTGCTAGGGCTGACGTTAGTATAGCAAAGTAAACAGACTAAACAAGCTATTTATCTAGGTGTTTACCCTAAAAACAACAAATAAATTATTTGCTACAATGTTTAGATGGATAAACAAACCGCTACCACACTTGCTGGCTCACAGAGTGAGCTTGCTCGTATCCTCGGCATAACTAGGGCTGCTGTCTTTCATTGGAAGACAATCCCAAAATTACGCATTTATCAACTAAAAGAACTCAGACCAGAGTGGTTCAAATGAATAGATACCTTTACCATAAATCTTGCATGATGATGGCTCTATCTTTTGCGACTGAAAATCAATCCTTGGAAGACTCAATTTATCAGCTACTTGGTTACCACTACCACAAAGATGTAGCCTCTAAGATTTACTTTGAGATGACCCACAAAGACAGAGAAACACTCCACACCTTAATGATTCTATGACCCAAGAAGCTATCATCAGAAGCCTCCAGAATGGCTCTCTAACGTCTTATCAGATAGAGAACCTGACAGGCATCCCAAGGCTGCACATCGTTGCTGCTTGCAAGCATTTGCACCGCAAGAAAAAGATTACTGTTGAAAAGATTAAGTTGGGTAGGTCTTGGGTTTGTCGGTACACCTTAGAGCCACACATGATTGAATCTACCAAGGCTGATGAACCCTACGACAAGCTAAATCCTTTCGACATTAGGAACGCACAGGGCATCTTTTCTAAAGCTGAATATGCGGTGATGAACTCGCAAGCTAGAAGACTGCTTGGCAGACCAGTTGCAAACGAAATTACAAACAATCAGTTTATCTAGTACAATGATTACACGCGGCTAGGGTAGCTCCCGAAAAGATGATTCTTCACCATCCTGCCAACAGCGTGTCTTGTGAAGTCAACCGAAGAAGTAAGGTTAAACAATGGCTACTCTTAGTCTTAAAAAGCCTCACC